GACCTCTCCGTATCTTAGATATGAGAACAGTCGATTTAAACAGTGATAAAAACTGTGTGCCTATGGAGATGGTGGGGTACGACGAATATTTTAATATCCCTATTAAAACTACTGACGGTAGACCATTAAATTACTATTATGATAAGTTATTAGATGCAGGCGTTCTTTACGTATTTCCTAGACCTGACAATGTAGATATATTGTTAGAGTTTACATATCACGAAGCGATAGAAGATGTTGACTCTAGCACTGACAGCTTAGATTTCCCTACTGAATGGACTTTACCTTTAATATACGGATTAGCTGCTGAACTGTGATTACCTTTCGGTAAATTTGAAGAATTAAAAACGATTAAACCTCTGGCTGACCAATACAAACAAATAGCCAGGGAATTTGATAACGATGAAGAGCCTTTATTTATTTTACCTGCGGGACGACCCACATGCTGATAGATCTTTTAGGCGGAACATACGAACATCGGTTTAAAGACTGGAACTCCCAAAGAACGGTAAATTGGTATCCTAAGATTACCGACCAATTAGAAAAGAACAAGACTCAGATGGGTCTTTTTCCACGTCCGGGATTAACGCAATTTTGTGACTTAACGGGAGACGGCATTAGAGGCATGTTTATAGCTCGAACATTGACTCAGGAGCGCTTTTTCGCTGTATCTGGTACCACACTATACGAAGTGTCTCAAGACAGCACTGTGACCTCTAGAGGGAGTTTAACAGGCATGTCGTCCGGATCTAAATCTAAAGTATTTATGGCAGCTAATAGCCAAGGTCAATTAATGATTCAAGACCCTTTAGCAGGATATATATTTGACTTAACTTCAAACACTTTAACTCAAATAACTGATGCTGATTATCCTGGAGGAAGTACACTAGATTATTCTGACGGATATTTTATTATTTCAGACAATAACGGCAGAGTTACTTTTAGTAATCAATTAGACGGAACATCTTGGTCAGCTACTGATTTTTTCACTCCTACCTTTAAACCAGATAGAGTTAAAGCGATTGTGGCATCTAGAGAAGAAATATATTGTTTTGGAGCAGAAACTCTAGAGATATACATTAATGATGGGTCTTCTCCATTTTCTAGACAATCTAGAACCAGTATGTATTATGGATTAAGAGCTAGGGATAGTATTGCAGTACATTCAGCAGGAGTATTCTTCTTAGGTGAAAGCTCTATGGGAGGCGCTGAAGTATATTTAATGGGATTAGATTACTCTATTAACCCCTTGTCTTCTCCTGGAATATCTCAAATATTAAACCAGTCAACTAATGAAGATGCTGAAGGGTTTGTAGTAAACACTAAAGACGGACACATATTTTATCATATTCACCTACCTGCTTTAGATACTACCTTAGTGTATGACTTAACTACTAAGATTTGGCACGAAAGACAATCTATAAGACCTTATCCAGATAACGATGGTACTAAACCTTTAAGTTTGTACAGAGGTAGAAACCACGTTAACTTTAGAGGTAAAAACTATTTTGGAGATTGGTATTCAGGTAAAATATTTCTAGAATCAACTGAAGTAAAGACCGATGACTCAAATATGAGACCATTGATACGTATCTCCCCGGTATTATCATCAGAATTAAAATACATTTCCATTTATGGTTTAGAATTGGATGTAAACGCAGGAGTAGGGGATAACGATACTGAGAACCCAGTAATGATGTTTCAATGCTCTATAGACGGTGGCAACACATTTGAATCAGAAGAGTTAGTTTACTTGGGTACTCAAGGAGAAACAGACTACAGAGTAAAATTAAACGGTTTAGGAACCTCTAGAAACTGGGCATTAAAGTTTTCAGTCACTGATCCAGTAGATGTAATTGTTATGCAGGCAGTAGTTAACGGGGCGTATGGAGCATACTAATACATGAGCACATTTGTTAATAAGTTACCTTCAATGAATACTCCCTTAACTGATAGACAGGGAAGAATAAATCCAATCTGGTATGAATTCCTAAGGTCATTTATATCTACTGCTGTGGATGGAACATCTGGAAGTGGAGCAGGGTCTACAATTACTCTCCCAGAAGCTGGCTCAGGTTTAATTGAGACTTTAGATGAAAACGGAGATAATTCATACGCAGTAGGAGCAGGCTCTGGAATAGCAGTTAACGCTAATGATATAGCTATAAACATTACTGATTTGGCTAGTGCTCCAGCAGCGCTAGGAGACGAAATAGTTTTTTCAGACTTATCTGATAACAACACAATTAAAAAAACTCAAGTAAGAGATTTAGTAGCTTTAGGAAGTAATCCAGGGGGATCAAACTCCCATGTCCAATTTAATAACACAGGATTGTTTGACGGCAATAGTAGCTTTACATATGATGGATCAGGAAGTGCCACGTTAACAGGGACTCTCCAAGCTAGTTTAGTTCAGGTAGCAGGAGGAGCGGTAAACTATATATATTTTGATGGAACATCAGGAACCAGTGGCCCTAGAATACAGTCTGATGGGGCAGGCGGATTTACCTTATACGCTAAAAATACAGGTTCAGGAACAGGTAACCTAATCTTTGGCACTGGAGGAAACCCAATTAATTTTAATTTTGGATCAGGAAACCAAATAGCTTTGGGTAATACCACTCTAGGAGATGGAGTATACATCCAAGGAGACTTACCTTTAAGGAGATCTTTAACCACAAATATTTCTGCTAGTACTACTCAGACTCAAGGTCAAAGAGCTCTAACTACAGACTATAATAATGTGACAACAGTAACCAACGCAAACGACGTAGTTACATTACCTGCGGCTCTTCCTGCTAGATATTGCTTAGTAAGAAATTCAGGAGCAAACGTTCTTCAAGTATTCCCAGCAAGTGGAGACGATTTAGGAAATGGAACTAATACATCTACTACGATAACTCCTGGAACGCAATCTATTTGGTATGCCATAAATACGACAACTTGGTATCAATTAGACGGGATAGTAAAAAACAGTGTTACTTCTGGTATTACCGCGAGTACTACTCAGACTCAAGGTCAGCAACCTTTAACTAACGACGTAAACGAAGTAAGCACAGTAGCTAATGCAAACGATGTGGTTACTTTACCTTCTGCCACTTCGTACAGTAGATCTATAGTAATCATTAATAATGGAGCAAACGTTCTTCAAATATTTCCTGCAAGCGGTGACAACTTAGGAGCAGGGGTAGATACTTCTACGACATTAGCAGCAGGATCGAACGTAAGATATACTAACTACGATGCTACTAATTGGGAAGCGATATGAAGACTATTAAATTGGTTACTGATAATTATTTCATAAAAGAATTACTGTCTGACGTATATACTAAATATACATATGATGATAGTCCATCGTTAAGAGAATTTAAACCTACGGGAGTTTGGTTTGTCTTAATAGAAGATACCCTTGCAGCAGGGCTAATCAATTTAAATCCTTTAAACAATGTTACATGGATGCCTCATATTATTATATACGATGAGTTTAGAGGTAAAGATTCATATCTCTGGGGGGAACAAGTGATCAGAGCAATGAGAATAATTTATGGAGTAGAAAAGTTCCTAGCTTTTACCCCATATAAAACTGCTAAAAAGTATGCAGAAAAACTAGGATTTAAACAAACCGGAATACTCACTAAGTCTATTAAAAAGAATGGTGAACTATTAGATCAATTTATATTGGAACTTTAGATTATGATAGGCGGACAAGATTTAAGTAAATACTTAATAAATTTCAATGCAGCAGATTGGGCAAACCAAGCTAACCAACATTTACAACAAGTGTTGCAACAAGGGCTTAATTATGCCAATCAAAATACTCAACAAGCTATAAACGCTACTCAAGCATACCAAAACCAAGCAAATAATAATATGGTTCAAGGATACAATCAGTACATGAACTTAACTGCTCCGCAAAGGATGGCTACATATAATGCTTTAGACGCTTATACAAACAATTTAGGGCTACCTTCTCCAGTTGGCGGAAGTGCTAATTTAGCTTCGGCCCCGATTCCTCAAGGACTATTTAATGGAGGTAATCCTCAGTGAGAGCACCTATAGACACTAACGTATCTCCCTCTACTGGAGCCCCTACAGGGTCTCCTTCAGCAGGGTCAAATCCGACTTGGGCTAGAGCCGACTTAGTTGCTTACATGCAACAAACAGGAGTAAATAACCCTGGCGGCTAAATGATTGTCTGAGGATATGCGTGGCAGTGGATTTGTGATAATCAGTCAGAACCATGCTCGACATTCAATGCGATTCACCAAAATACCCGTATTGGTTTAGCCAAACGGACATGAAATATCTGGGATGTGATTGGGGTTGACGAAGATGAGTTTGTGACCAATCCAGCTCAGGCGTGGCAACCTGACAAGTCTGTTTTCC